ATCGACCATACCTTAAATCTCGCGGAAAAGGCGGGAAAGGAGGTAGAGCGCGTGGTGGCTACGGCAGTAGGGGTCAACGTCATCAGGCAGAGGTTGCCGATGGATTGCGGAGATACCAGGCCGATATTAACGGACAGCGAGATGCTTTGGTGGACCGCGGGGTTCTTCCTGCTCCTGGCAACGTACATGTTGTTAGGGAGGAGACGACGTCGTCGTCAGACAACGATAACGAGAGAGGGATGAAAATTTTGGTTACCTCAGCTGGTGTATATGAGGATATCACTAAGCTTAATATATCTTATGGCTTTGAGACAAATTATCAAGGTCTTGGTATTGGGTTAACTATAAGTGCCTTTAGCTTTGTTGCTTCATTTAGGTTGTTCTATAAACAGAAGTTGGAATTGGGAATAGCCACTTCGATTGTAGCATGGGTGTCAGCTGGTCTTGGAATCCGCAGTTTCCTAAAGAACAGTGGCATCACTCACAATTTCAAGTTTGTTAGGTTTTTGGATCGTCCTCACAGTGATGAGCGTTCTGATAACTTGGTGTATAACCCAGTAAAGCATGAGGCAAGATATGCTGAAGTTTTATACACTAAACAACTTGGTCCTGGGTATTATTTAAGGAACCCGTGGAGTTTTCTGTTTGGAGACAAACATACTCGCCAAACCTTAACTGTAAGTATTGAGTTGTTAACTCAGTTGTGTGTCGCAAAGAACATTAGACCTGATTTAGAGGCTAAGGTTGCTTTTGATAGAATATATGGTATGGCTTCAAATCTGGCCTCTGTTAACATTGATAGGAATTTAATCCTGTCGTTGAAATCTGTATATCTCGACACAGCTTATGTGGCCCACGCGTATTTTATGCGTGAGCGTGAGAGGGCAAAATTCATGGCTTTTCAGCCTGATGACCCTCTAGATTAGGGCGTACGAATGTTCTTTATGGGATTAGGGTCGGTGAGAAATCTCTACCACCAATCAGTGAGATAAAAGAAAATGTTTCGTTTGGTAAGGTACGTGAAGTTGAACTTAATCGGAGACCTCCTATTGCTGTGTCTTTAGGTTGCCATTTATCTGGTTATGCTTTGCCCCACTTAGACCCGTACGACCCTTATACGACAGTAGCTGGAGTATGTAAAAGGTTTTGTTGTAAGCCGCCAGTTCCTGTCGCTAATGTATTAAAACAACTAAAGAAATTTGTAGAATCCTATTGTAAGGAAAATTTTGTTCCTTTAGCACCAGACACCGATTTATCAATTGAAAACTGGTTGTTGCACACTGATTACCCGGAATGGCGTAAATCCGAAATCAGAAATAGCTGGGATAAAGTTGGCAACATACTGGAAGACAAGAGATATCGGAAGTGTAAATCGTTTATGAAAGATGAGTTTTATGGTGACTATAAACATGCCCGTGCTATTAATGCTAGGTGTGACGAGTTTAAAGCTTACTTAGGCCCAATATTTAAACAGATTGAGCGTGTTGTTTACTCGCATAAAGAGTTTATTAAGCATATACCTGTTGCGGACAGGCCAAATTATATCTATGAGTATTTATATGGGGAAAATCGTCAATATTATGAAACTGATTACACGGCCTTTGAGTCTTTGTTTACTGCAGAACTCATGAAGGCTTGTGAGTTTGTTCTTTATGATTATATGACGCAGTACCTTCCTATTCATGGAGAATTTATGGAAGTGCTTAACAATGTTATTGCTGGTGAAAACATATGTGAATTTAAATATTTTTGGGTTAAAGTGATGGCCACTCGTATGTCAGGCGAAATGAATACTTCTTTAGGAAATGGCTTTTCTAACTTAATGTTTATGAAGTTTGCTTGCTTTTTAAAAGGCTCCACGTGTGAAGGTGTGGTTGAGGGAGATGATGGTTTGTTTGTCATCTCTGGGCCCCCCCCAACAGCGAAGGATTTTGAAGAGCTAGGATTGCGTATTAAGTTAGTTGTGCATAACAAAATATCAACAGCTGCGTTTTGCCAGATCATCTTTGATGAAGTTGATCGTCGCAATGTTGTTGACCCATTCAAAACTCTAATGAAGTTTGGTTGGGGTAAAGCTACTTATGTTAAATCTAAGAGTAAAAAATTGCGAGCCTTACTACGTTGTAAGGCTTTGAGCTTGGCAGTTCAATATCCTGGGTGCCCGATCATACAGTCGTTGGCGCAGTATGGAATTAGAATGACAAGTGATGTCGATTTTTATACTTTATTGAAAACAATAAGTGCTAAGACCTTTAGTTCATATGAACGAAGCAAGTATATGGACGCAATCTCAGCGACTGACTTCTCTCCTAAACCCATTGGAGTCAGGACAAGGATGCTAGTTGAAGAGTGCTATGGTATCTCTATATCATCACAATTGGATTACGAAAAGTACTTAGATGGTTTGCAAGTGTTGGCCCCGCTGGATCCACGTAGTGTGGATATTTCAGCGAGTAATGTATATCGTGACTATTTTGAATCATATTATTTCGAAATGGTCGGTGACAGCTTGTATTATCCCCCTATCGAAAATCGTAAGGCTTACGTGTGGGATGAAGTTAGTGACATAATCTCTAAGCATCAGTTAAAACGACCTTAGTTAATGGTGAGTGGCTCTCACTATAACTAGGGTTCCTA